CCCATCAAGACGCTGAAATTTTCTTCTTCGGTCTGATATCCGCAAGAGCGCAAGAACGCAGCACGCCTCCATTCAGACTGTGGTCCCATTTGGATCGCTAACACAAGGATGAACGTAGCGCGGTCGCGCACTTCAAAAACCTTCAAGCGCATTAGATGATCTCCTGCAATATGAGTTGATGCGTGATGCGCGCCAGCGCTTTGACGTCTGTCATTGCCCTGTGCGCGCCAGTGAACTTCTCGCCGAACAGCATTTCATAAAGGTCAATCAGCTTGAGCCGCTTGCCTTTGATGAACTCCGTGGCCTCGATGGTGCAGACGATATTCTGACACTTGCGCGGCTTGAACGTACTGAAGATGCCGCCAGCACGTTTCATTTCCATGCTGACGACTTGCACATCAAACATCGCGTTGTGAGCCACGATGAAGTTTCCGCCGTCGAGCATGGAGGCGATCTCATATGCTACCTCGGGAAAAAATTTAGCAGCCGAGACCTGCTCATCGGTGATGTTGGTAATCTTTTTGATCTCATCCGTCAGCTTGATGCCAGGATTGATGATCGTCTCGTACTCTTTGACGATGGTGCCGTCGCGCAGCATGTGCACGGCGGCGAACTCAATCACGCGGACTTGCTTGTCGTCAGCGGCGAGCGACGACTTGATCAGGCCGGTCGTTTCTGTGTCGAAGATGGTGTAGATCGGCTCGGTCATTTGTTTTCATCATACGCTTCGAGAAGCGCCGCATAGACGATGGCGTCATGGATGCTATCTTGATGGCCACCTGTTTCGAAGTTCGTCGCATACCTGCTCGCCTTTGTTTGCTGCAACACAAACAAATGGAAACGCACGAAGTCCTCCGGCGTCTTGAGCGTGATCCCGTTCGGGAACATCGCCGCCAGGCTATTGCCGAGCCTGATGAAATTGTCCTTATAGGTAGCCTTGCGTTCATTGAACGTGTCGGCTGCCGCTTGAAGAATGTCTCCGGCGTCGCGCTTTTCCGCGCGGACTTCAAACTGCGTTCCGATGGGAATTGACCTATCGACCATGCTCAGCGTCTCCAGATCAGTTTGGTGTAGTGGAACAGCGTCGGGCGCGTGTCGATGATCTCGTAATAGTATTTTCTCCCGCTGGCCACGAGCTCAGCGTTTGTGTGGCTGATGCTGTCCATCGTTTGCACCAAGTCGCCAGCAATCTGAAAAGACTGATCAGGCTCAACATGGCAGCCGACGTGACTGATGAAAGGTTCGCCGGCGAGATAGCGTTCGTCGAACATATGCCAATGTGGACCTTCGATATAGGTCAATATCTCGAGGCCGATTTGGTGCGTGTAGTTGAAGCGCAGCCGTCCGCGCAGCACAGCGTCTTCAATCTTGAAACGCGGAAGGTTCACCACGCCGACGACGTCATCGTATATCCATCCACTCTTCTCTCCGAGACCCCACTGATCCATGATATCTCCAACTTGATACTCGTTGTGCGCATAGTAGGCAATCTGATCAATCTTCATCTTCATGTCAGGCTCCGTAAGGGATCACTGTCCCGTGCAAATAGCGATGGCGCTCAAAATTGCTGAGCAGATAGGCAATGAACTCAGCGCACGTTTCCGGATCGGTCTCTGTGCCTGCTGGCATGTCGGCGACTTGATCCATCCACACTTGCGGAACGCTCTTGCCGCGCAGCGTGGCCACGCGCGCATCGATCTGCTTGCTCATCTGCGTGCCGCGCAGCCTGATTGGACTGACGCCGAAGACCGTGATGCCGTGTTCACGCATCAGCTCACGCGCCATCTGAAGCGTCAGTATGTGTGCCGCGCCCTTGCTGGCGTTGTATGCAGCCGACAGCGTCATCGGCTTGTGGCTGGCGTTGCTGATGATGTTCACAATGGTCCGCCGATTGTGAACCTTGTTGAACTTCTGATTGATCAGCATGTGCTTGACCACAAGCCACGGAGCGCGGACGTTGACACCCATGATGCGATCCCATTCTTCGACCTTGATGCCTTCAATGAAATTCAATTGGTTGACGCCAGCGCAGTTGACGAGTAGATCGATAGGACGATCAATTCTCTGCACAGCTTTTTCAATTTCGTCTTCGCTCATCAGGTTGACGTCAACATATTCACATTCGAGAAGATCGTCAGTTGGATTGATGTCCCAATTGACGATGTCATAATTCGTGCTCAGTGCCTGAGCGAGGAGCAGACCGAGACCGCTGCTGCCGCCTGTGACGATTGCTGTTTTCATCTTGGGACCCACACTTTCAAACCATAATCTCGGAGAGCGGCGATCGCCCTATCGTTGACGTCAACAACAAGCTTGACATGCTCGAGAACATTCTCCTTCCCGCCCATCTCCGCTTCAAGGATGCCGACCTTCATCTCAGCGTCCTTTTCCCAGTCGTCGCCCTTGCGCATTGCCAACACGTCAGGGAACAGATTGTTGCGCTGAAGCCATTTCTGCGTCAGCTTCGCCCACGTCAGCGGACGACCTGTGAAGATGAGAACGTTCATGCCGCAGCGTTCCTGAGCCATGCGCATGAACCATGCCACGTCTTCGTTCAGCGCGTCACCGTCAAGCAGCGAATGGAACGTGTCCCATTCGCCAGCGTTGCGGAAGTCCACTCTGTGCGAATGATCGCACAGAGTGTCGAGCTCGAAAACAATCCAGCTCATGCCTCCTCCACCTTCGGACTATTGCCGAACGCTTCGTACTGCTTGTTGATGCGTTCCCAGGCTACGAGTGGAAGCTCGCCGTCGTAGATTTCCTCGGAGAAGCTTTCCTTGACGTGCTTGAAGAACGCCTCCATCTGCGTCAGGTTATTGAAGCTGCCGCCGACGACTTCACGGATCATCAGGTTCGTCGAGTCGCCCTTTGCCGACCAGGACAACGCTGTCGGGCAGCGCATTTGACCATTCGGCGTTGCGATGGCGCTGTAATATCCGAGCTCGAACATCGTGCCTGCGTCGCCGTTGCGCTGGCCAGGATCCTTGTCGATGCAAGCCAACAACAAGTTCGCATCGTTGAGATTTGAGACGTTGCTCTCGAACACCTTGGCCATGACGCTGCCGCTTTTCTGTTCCTCTGGCGACAACTCCTTGACGTTCACGCCATGAATGCGCGGCGAAAAGAACTTCAGTTCTGCACGTCCGAGAATGTTCTCGATCGTCTTGACGGACTGCAATTGCTCGGCGTTGAAGAATGGCGCTGCGATGTAGATCATTGGATTTTTCCCTTGAGCTGACCGATTGTGTAGTGCCAGTAGGATTTCATTTCTGCGCCGCCGCCGCTGGCTTCAACGGACGCGCGCATCTTGCTCTCCATTTCGTCAGTGAGCACGAAGCAATTCGGCGCATGAAGCTTCATGTGTCGCGGGCAAGGCAAGCCAGGATCTTTGCCGACAAGGCGCAAGCTGGCGTCCGCCTTGAACGGACAGATGCCGTCACTGCATGGCAGCGCAGCTTCGGTGAATTGCTCGTGCATCACTTCTGCAATGTCGTTCAGCAGCGACGACCACAAGTCCGCCTGAGCGATCCAACAGTGCCGCTTGCTGGCCAGTGCGCGCCACACCTGCACAGGCGCAGACACGCTCACGCGCATCTTCGTGCCTAGCGTGTGGCTGCTCAGCCTTGTGTTGCTGATGATCAGGTTCATCAGCTCGTCCAAGACGGTGACGCCACGATGGCGGATCAGGTGCGACCGCAATCCATACGTCATAGGCTTTGTGACGATGATTATATCGCCGCGTCGTAGAACTTCCGTTGTCGTACTGCCTTCCGGGATGTCATAAAGAACATCCTGCGCTCTGATCTTCAGTATGTCGTCGAAGTTCATGCCGACGGTGAGCGACGGATGATTGATCGCTTGCAATGTGTTGAGAGCAAACACATGGAGGCGCGCAGCCATGTCGCCGAACATATATCCCACTGTCGGATCGGCTGAGAGATAGGCCAGCTTGCGGAAGTAATGCTGCCAACGCACGATATCACGCCACGTCAACATGACGTTGAACTCCGTCATGTAGGAGAGCGGCAGCGCTTGCCGATAGATATCTTGCGAAACGCCAGCGCGAACTTCGCGCAGCATCCCCTCATACTGATTGAAGATGAACGCTTTGATCTCCGGCGTGTTTCCCTTCGTGTAGATGTTCCAGTTTGACAGGTCGACGACGCGGCTTGTCTGCGCCCACATGATATGATTGCGCGCACTGGCCATCACTTCACGCACAAGGATTGGAGCCTTGATGATGAAGCGCGTACTCGCGAACTCGAGAATTGGCGCATCGACACACAGCACTTTCGCAAGGTTCGGATCAGGGTCGTTCGGCCTGCTGTGCGCCCACGACTTCAGAATGTCGCGCTCTATGCTCTTCGCTAGAGAAACATAATCGCCGGCGATCGTGATGATGCCTTCCTGCTTAATCATGGCTTGGACTCCGGTGTGTTGAATTGCACCAAGGCCTCGCGAACGGATTTGCTGACAGTGCGCTCGCAAATTTCCTGAAGGTGCCACGCCACGTCTTGCATGTGGATGGCCATGTCCTTGAAGAACCTCTTCTGTTGGTCATCCAGATTGCCATCGGCGACGCGGCGAGCGAACTGCGGGATGACGTTCCCACTCAGCTCCTTCGCGATGCGCACCACGGAGAGATTGCCGCTCAGTTCAATCTCCTGCCATGCCTTGTAGACCACAGCCATCAGGTCGGCAGCGCGGATGATGGTGCCTTCAAGGTCTCCGTCCTTGGCGAACAACCAGTCGTCACACATTTCGTTATCATCGAAGCCAAGAAGTTCATTCAACTTCTTGATCGATTGGTTCTCGATGTTGCGGAACAGCGCGGACATTTCCGGGCTGCTATACTTCGTTACGCGCGCGACGTCTCCCGTATAGATTTCGTCCAGGTCGTGGACAGTGGCGCGGCGGAGCAGCTTCGCCCAATCGAGCGTCGAGTCTCTCATGTGACGACCGATAAGGTATGCCATCAAACACACGAAGCCAGTGTGCTCGAGAACCGACTCCGAGTTGACGATCCGATCCTTGCTGAAGCGCGTGATCGAACCAAGCTGCTGCACGGCAGCGAATGACTGCATGATCTCAATGTAGCGCATGGCTCACGCTCCTCTCTTGGGAAGCTTCAGCTTCGCAATGCGACCAACATACAGGCCGAGGATCTCCGTATCAACGGCTTCGCCATTGCGGATACGCTCACGCGCGAACGCCTGAAGCGTCTGCGGATGAACGCCTTCGGAGACTTCAACCGCGCAGCCTTTAGCACGTAGCTCCTCGGCGATCGCCATTGCGCGCGCGTGTTGCTGGCGGTCGAACTTGGCCTCAACGCCTGTCTTGATCAAGCCGTCAGCGCCATAGGCCAACAACAGGTCAAGGGCCGCTCGGCGCTTCTCCGCGTCTTTGGGCAGGCTGCCGCTGCAGAAATCGTCGACGCTGATGATCGTGCCATCGTCCATCTTGAATTGCAGAAGCTGCGCCTGTCCCATCAAATTGGGGATCGTTTCGTGCCGCAGCGTGCGCAACTTCTCGCTCAGCTCTTTCATGGACTCCTCCATGAACTCGATCTTGTCCATCAGGCTCTTCGCCTCCTTGGCGCTTTCCGTGATGGCTTCAATCGTGATGACCTTGGTGTTGTCTCCGGCTTCAGCCTCAGCCAAGTCCGCTTCAAATTCTTGTTTGGTGACAGGCATGTGATCTCTCGTTTGTTTGGGATGGGAATAGGGAGGAGCGCTCCGCCCCTCCCCAAGCTGAAGCCGCTGCTTACATTGCGTCTTCGCCGTGCTCCACTGCAACGTCGTCGGAGACAATTTCGCCACGGACCTTGCCTTCAATCAGCACCTTGCGGAAGGCGATCGCCTCCTGAAGGATTTGCCGATAGTTGTCCAGGTCGCTGATCAGGTCGCCCTTGTCGATCTTCCAGCCGTCCCAGCTTCCGCGTGGATTGGACTCGGCGACCGTGCTCAGCCTGTAAGTGCGATAGAAGAAAGGAGCCGACCGCAATGTGCCGTCGCTCATCTTCATATGTTCGCCCATCACTTCCGTTGCCCAATTACGAGCCTTCTTGAACTGCGTCGACTGCATGGGCAGGAACGTACGAGACAGATCAGCGTCCAAGTTCAGCGCGTAGAAATGCGCCGACTTGACGATGTTGTTTCCATCCTTTGTGACAAGCCTGCCGCGATCGTCCGGCTTGGTAATTTCCTTGACGACAGACTCGTCCCTGTATTGATTGACCGGACCACGTTGC